GTATGACTAAACAGATTAAAAAAATTGGTTGTTCTAATTTAAAAACAATTGTGGAAGCAGATAAGATTATTATTAATGATTTTAATATCATAGGAGAGATGTCAACGTTTGCTAGACGACATAACTCTTGGATGGCAGAAGAAGGATGTAATGACGATCTAATGACTTGTCTTATTATATTTGGCTGGTTATCAAATCAAACATACTTTAAAGAATTAAGTAACTCGGATGTTCGTTCTAAACTATATGAAGAACAATCTAACATCATAGAACAAGATATGGCACCGTTTGGATTTATTGATGATGGTATTGATCCACCAGAATCTCAATCTTTTAAAGATGAATATGGAGAAGTATGGCATCCTGTTCATATAAGAAAAGGTGAAGATTATCAGTAAATAGTCAAAATTACGTATTTTATAAATAGATACGTATGATAACTTTTGACTATGGGCGTATGAATAATACGAGTTTTGAATTATATATGTTAAAATTAGCTAATTAAAAAGGAGAAAACCTAATGGCATTTCAAGTATCACCAGGTGTTCTCGTACAGGAAAGAGACTTAACAAGAATTATCCCTGCCGTATCAACTAGTGTTGGTGCTATAGCAGCTCAATTCTCTAAAGGTCCTCTTGATGAAATCGTAACGGTTTCTAGCGAACAAGAATTAGTAGATACGTTTGGCAAACCAAATTCAACTAACTTTGAAGATTGGTTTAGCGCAGCGAACTTTCTACAATATTCTAACGCATTAAGAGTAGTACGAGCAACTAATACAAGTCTTAAAAACGCTACCTCAAATGGTAGTGGTCTTTTAGTAAAAAATAGTTCTGACTATACTAATAACTATTCCACTGGACAAGCTTCAGTAGGAACTTTTGCTGCTAAAACAGCAGGTTCTTGGGGTAATAGTTTAACAGTAGCAACTTGTCCAAGCGCAACAGCTTATCAAGAAAATGCTAAAACTACAGTAAATGACGCAGTAACTGCTGTGGGGGACACAACATTAACATTAACTTCAACTACAGGTATTAACGTAGGCGACATATTAGAATTTTCTGATACAGCCGCTGGTACTGATTACAATGGTTACAAATATAGAGTAACTGCTGTTTCTTCACCAAGCGTTACTTTTGTTAGAGCTGATACAGGTACAGGTGGATTATATACTACTGTAACTAACGGTGCTAACGTAAAAAGACGTTGGAGATATTATGATCAAGTAGCTGGCGCTCCAGGAACTTCACCATACGTAAATGATAGAGGTGGTTCTAATGATGAAATACACGTAATTGTTATAGACACAAACGGTGTTATTTCAGGAACTCCAGGTGCACTTTTAGAAACTTATTCTAAATTGTCAAAAGCTTCTGACGCAAAAACTCCACAAGGTGATTCTAATTATTACGTGGATGTTTTATTTGGTAAATCTCAATACATATATTGGATGGACCATAATGCTTCAGGATCTAATTGGGGATCTGCAGCAGCAGGCGTAACTTACACAGCAGTAACTACACCAACATCTGAAGCACTTTCAGGTGGTAGTGATGGTTCAACTGTATCTACAGGACAAAGATATACAGCGTACCAAAAATTCTTGGATGCTGAAACAGTAGATGTAGGTTTAATTATAGCAGGTTCGTGTGATACAACTCACATAGACAATATGATTACAATAGCAGAAAATAGAAAAGACGCTATAGCGTTTGTATCTCCTTTGAGATCAGACGTTGTTAATGTAACATCTAATAACACTCAAAGTCTTAATGTCATCAGTACTTACTCTGGTATCAGATCATCTTCTTATGTTGTATTTGATAGTGGATATAAGTATCAATATGATAGATACAATGATGTTTACAGATACGTTCCATTAAATGGCGACTTGGCTGGCCTTGCGGCTAGAACTGATTTAATTGCTGACTCTTGGTATTCACCAGCCGGTTACAACCGTGGTAATATTAGAGGTGCGGTTAAGTTAGCATTCAATCCTAATAAAACTCAAAGAGATGATCTATACAGAAGCAGAATCAATCCAGTGGTAACTTTCCCTGGTCAAGGTACTGTACTGTTTGGAGATAAAACAGGATTAAGTGCTCCATCTGCATTTGATAGAATAAACGTTAGAAGATTGTTTATCACTTTAGAAAAAGCAATCTCTACAGCTGCTAAGTTCCAATTGTTTGAATTTAATGACGAGTTTACTAGAGCAAACTTTAGAAATATCGTTGAACCATTCTTACGAGAAGTACAAGGTAGACGTGGACTTACAGACTTTTTAGTAGTTTGTGATGAAACAAATAACTCAGGCGACGTAATTGATAGAAATGAATTTGTAGCAGAAATATATGTTAAACCTGCTAGAAGTATCAACTTTATTACATTATCGTTTATAGCAACCAGAACTGGTGTTTCTTTTTCAGAAATAGCAGGATAATTTAGAATAGGAGAATAAAAAATGGCAAACATTAATGACTTCAAAGCTAAACTTTCTGGCGGCGGCGCTCGTGCTAACCAGTTTAAGGTAGTAATGCCTTTTCCAGGTTATGCTCAAGTTGGTGGAGAAATAGAAGATCTTGCTTTCTTATGTAGAGCAACAACTATACCTGCAATGACTTTAGGAGAGGTTGACGTTAAGTTTAGAGGTCGATCAATCAAGATAGCAGGAGATAGAACATTTGCGGATTGGACTGTTACAGTTTATAACGATTCAAACTTCAAGTTAAGAAATGCTTTTGAAAGATGGCAAAATGGTATAAACAATATGACTGATAACGAAGGATTAACAAATCCAGCTGATTATCAAGTAGATTCGTTTGTAGATCATTTAGATCGTAACGGAAACGTTATTAAATCATACACACTTAGAGGTCTTTTTCCAAAAGATATCGGTGCTATTGATTTAACGTATGATGAACAAACAGCAATCGAACAGTTTGTTGTTACATTCGCATACCAATACTTTGAAACAAATACAACTACATAGTAGTTAATATTAAGAAGAGCCGCCTAAAAGCGGCTCTTTTTAGACTTATAAATAATATTATGAAACAAACACATCACTCAATTCTCAAACATATCAGTGGTGTAAAAAGGATATAAATTATGGCCGATCTATTTGGATTTTCGATCACACGAAAAAAACGAGAACAAGACCCCAAACAAAGTTTTAGTATACCTGCTGCTGATGATGGCGCAACAACCGTCTCTGCTGTTGGTGGTGCTTTTGGACAATTTTTAGATTTAGAAGGTACATCTAAAAATGAGGCGGACTTAGTAAGACGTTATAGAGAAGTTTCATTACATCCAGAGTGCGACACAGCGATAGATGATATCGTTAATGAAGCAATAGTTGTAAATGAGAATAAAGATTCTGTTACTCCTGATTTATCAAATCTACCATTTGGTGCAGAAGTAAGAAGAAGAATAGAAGATGAATTTAAAACCATTTTACGTTTAATGGATTTCAACACAAAAGGCCACGACATCTTTAGAAGATGGTACGTAGATGGTCGTATGTATTATCAAAAAGTTATTGATAGAGAAAATCCTAGAAATGGTATTGTAGAATTAAAATACATTGATCCTAGAAAAATTAAAAAAGTAAGAGAAGTTAGAAAATCAAGAACGTCAGCAAGTTTAGATATGGTAACTGAATTTGAAGAATACTTTTTATTTAATGAAAGAGGTATTTCAGGTGGAACATCCGGTTCAGGAGTAAGAATTTCTCCAGATACTATTTCTTATACTAACTCAGGATTAGTAGATCAAAATAGAAATCAAGTATTATCTTATTTACATAAGGCAATTAAATCTGTTAATCAGTTACGTATGATTGAAGATGCTATGGTTATCTATCGTATCGCTCGTGCTCCGGAAAGAAGAATATTTTATATTGATGTGGGTAATTTACCTAAGATCAAAGCAGAACAATATTTAAGAGATGTTATGGCAAGATATAGAAATAAACTTGTCTATGATGCTAACACTGGTGAGATCAGAGATGATAGAAATTACATGAACATGTTAGAAGATTATTGGTTACCTCGTAGAGAAGGTGGTAGAGGAACTGAAATCACTACATTGCCAGGCGGCCAAAATTTAGGAGAAATTGCTGATATAGAATATTTCCAAAAGAAATTATATCGTTCTCTTAACGTTCCTATTAGTAGATTAGAAACATCTTCTGGTTTTAATATGGGAAGAGCTGCTGAAATTAGTAGAGATGAATTAAAATTTACTAAGTTTGTAGGCAGATTAAGAAAGAAATTTACAGAACTATTCAGTGATATTTTAAGAACTCAATTAGTCTTAAAAGGTATCATTGCTGATGAAGATTGGGCTACAATACATTCAGGTCTTAGTTATGATTTCTTAACAGATGGTCATTTTTCTGAATTAAAAGAAAGTGAAATGTTAAAAGATCGTATTGCTTTGGCTGATAGTATGGTCAATTACGTTGGTAAGTATTTCTCACACAAGTACATCCGTAAGAATATATTAAAACAAAGTGATAGAGATATGGAAGAGATAGATGAACAAATAACTGAAGAAGGTTCTGATAAAGAGATTGTAGATACTGTTGATAGTATAGATAACAAGCCTACAAAAAAACCAAAGATATAGTATAAATATAGTATAGGAGAAAAATATGAGTGAACAAGTTAAAAATTTTATTGACAAATTATCATTAGGACAAGCGGCTGAAGCTGGTGAAGCTTTTAAAGACGCTTTAAGAAACAAAGTAGGTGATGCTTTAGAAGCAAGAAGAAAAGAATTAGCTAGTGTGTTATTTCAAACGGAACCACATAGCGATCCTAAACCTGAAATTGCTCAACCAGAACCTAAAACGGAACCTGTTGCTAATGAAAAACAAGGTCAGTAGTTTAGTAAAAGAGACTAGAGTTATAGATTCTAAGTCTTATAATGAGTTGTCGCCTGTTATGAAAGAAGCGATTAAAGACATTTTTAAGATTATAGAAAATGAACAAAAGAATATTATAGAAAAATTTGAAGGAGCTGTAGAAAAAGTTGTAGCTTCACATAATATAAAAAAAGAAGATTTATATAAGTATTTTGATAAAGAAATAAACGAACAATTAGGAGTAAAATAAAATGGCAACGATAATTGCTAAAGGAGCACTAGTAACTAATCCAAATGCTAATGCTATTGGATCAGCACAATTTGTTTATTGTGTAGCTACATCAGCAGCACAAACTGTTGTGGTTAAAGATTCAGAAGCAAACACATTAGGAGAAATTTATTTAGCAGTAATTGGTGATTCTGTTATTATAGAAAAAGCACCAGCTGACACTATTACACTATCTGCTGGTAAAGCAAGTGCTGTAGGTTCACCAAGAAGTTAATTATGACTATATCAACTACTATTTTAGTAGATGACAATTTTAAGGTAATAGTAAATGCTAACGGTGTTGGTAGTGAGACAGATCAGATTTTAGTAGATGCTTTGGAATTAAATAATTCTTCAAGTGAACCAAAGATTTCTATAGCAAATGTTTATTATGAAATTGAAGGTAGTGGAAATATTCATTTAATATTTAATGATGAAAATGAACCTGCTTTAACTGTTAAAGGAAAAGGTAACTATGGTTTAAAACCAGGTGAACCTAAAATTGAAGCAATTACAACAGGCTCAGGAAATATAAGTTTAACAAGTGATAACAATGTAACAAGTTATAATATTGTTATAGAGTGTCATAAAGAAAAAGGATTTACAAACTAATGGCAGATACAGTTACAACGCAAACTTTGGTAGATACATCAGGTGTAAAATACGTTTTTAAATTAACGAATTATTCCGATGGTACAGGAGAAACAGATGTAATAAAAATTACAGCTGCTGATACCACTTTTATGACAGAAGATGGTAACAGAAAAATTGCTAAAGTATGGTTTTCTGTTAACACTGCTAATCCAAAATCAGCAGTAGAAATTAAATGGGCTGGTGTTACAAATAGTACGGCATTGTTACTTTCAGGTCAAGGTTTTTTTGACTTTAGAGAAGCTGGTGATGAGATAACAAATAACGCTACAACACCAAGTGGAAACGTATTATTATCAACTAAAAACTTTGCTAGTGGAGATAATTATACATTAGTAATAGAGTTTAGATAATTTATAAATAGTAAGTAACTAAGAGGGAAAATGAGACTAATTAGAGAAGAAATAAACGACGCTCAATATATTATAGAAGAAGTTGACGGCGGTAAGAAAAACTATTCAATCAAAGGTATCTTTTTACAAGGAGACCTTAAAAACCGTAACGGTAGAATTTATCCAACTAACGTACTTCATAAAGAAGTTACTAGATACAATAAAGAATTTATCAATAAAAATAGAGCATTCGGCGAACTAGGTCATCCAGAAGGACCAACTGTTAATTTAGAGAGAGTATCTCACATGATTAAAAAGTTGTATCCAGAAGGAAAAAACTATATCGGTGAAGCAAAAATTATGGATACTCCATACGGTAAGATTGTAAAAAATCTTATTGATGAGGGTGCTAAACTTGGTGTTTCATCAAGAGGCATGGGTTCCTTAGTACAAAAAAATGGCCATAGTTACGTAGGAGAAGATTTCTATTTAGCAACGGCAGCTGACATTGTGGCAGATCCATCTGCTCCAGATGCTTTCGTAGAAGGCATTATGGAGGCCAAGTCTTGGATTTGGGAAAATGGAATATTGAAAGAAGTTGAAATGGATAATTGGAAAAAAGAATTGATTAAGACAAAAAGACTTGATTTAGCTGAGAAAAAATCATATCTTTTTAAAGATTTTTTAAATAAACTAGATATAAAATTTTAATTTTTTTATGAATAAACATTATGTTTATGCTTTGATTGACCCTGTTAATAGTATTCCTTTTTACATTGGTAAAGGTAAAGGTAATAGAATGTATCAACATTTAAAACCTTATATGAAAACCAATAAAAAAAAATTAAATTATATAAAAAATATAAGAAAACTTGGTTTTGAACCTATTGCTCTTAAAATTTTAGATAATTTGTCAAATGAAGAAGCTTTAAATTATGAAAAATTTTATATTGAATATTGTCATAAAGACCATGGAAATACAAATTCTTTATACTATTGGCCTGACAGAGATGGTAAAAAATTAAGTAAAGAAGTGAGAGATAGATTAAGAGATTTTAATTTAGGTAAGAAACTAACTTTCGAACAAAAATTAAAAATAAGTGAAGCAAATAAACATATACCAGTATATAATATGAGTAAACCTTATATAGATACTAGTAATAAACATAATGTAGGTTCTAGGAATCCTAGAGCTAAAAAAGTATTAGTAAAAGACATAGTTTTTGGTTGTTTAAAAGACGCCACAAGATACTTTAATGTGTCTATGGAAACGTTTAAAAAACGTTATAATTATGAAGTTTTGAACTAATTATATAATAGAAAACATAACAATTATAAATATCACTATAAAAAGAGATATTTTTAATTCGAATTAAAAAATAAAGGAGATTTCTCAAATGGCTACAGAAAACAATGTAGAAACGAAGCAAACAATAGTTGAAGCAGAATCTACAACTATAACTGATGCTCCAAAAAAGAACGCTGTAGCGGCTGAACCGACTCATCTTAAAAATGATGCTCAAGATTTAGGTGCTGCTGTTACTAGTCCATCAGACACGCTTCCAGATGCTACAAAAAATAATAAAAAAGCTTCAGATGCTATTAACGCAAAAGCTGCGGATGTTGACGCTAGTAAAAAACCAGATACAGAAGCTGGTGTTACTAAAGTTGCTACTCCAGGCGAAACGTTAAAAGTAGAAGAAGTTAAAAAAGAAGAAGAAATGGATCTATCTGATGATGTTAAAGCATTAATCGGAGACGAAAAATTAACTGAAGAATTTAAGGAAAAAGCAAAAACTATTTTTGAAGCTGCTATTAAATCAAGACTTAAAGAGCAAAAAGCAAAAGTAGAATTAGAATATGCTTCTAAACTTAAATCTGAAGTAGATACTACAAAAGCAGAACTTGTTGAAAAGGTTGATTCGTACTTAAACTACGTAGTTGAAGAATGGATGAAATCAAACGAGATTGCTGTTGAAAGAGGTATCAAAGGCGAAATCGCTGAGGACTTTATTACTGGTCTTAAAAAATTATTTGAAGATCATTACATTAATGTTCCTGACGAAAAATATGACGTGTTAGAAGATCAAGCTTCTAAAATCGAAGAGCTTAACAAGAAATTGAACGAGCAAATCGAATCTAACGTTAAACTAAATTCTGAAATCGGCAAACTTACTAGAAAAGATATAGTTGCTGAAGTTGCGTCTAATTTAACAGACACAAATAAAGAAAAGTTTAGCAAGTTAGCTGAAGAAGTTGAATACTCTAATGCTGAGGAGTTTAAAAAGAAAGTATCGACTATTAAAGAGTCATACTTTACAACAAAAGAAATTTCATCTAAAAGTGAAATAGATAACGTTGCCGAAGGCGAAACAACGCAAGTTGATTTGTCATCTTCTATGACTGCTTATGCGGCCGCTATCAGTAAAACAAAAGACTCAATTAATTTGAGTTTTAAAAAATAAAGGGAGAAAAAAAAAGATATGTACTTATCTGAACAATTAGTTAAAAAATGGCAACCGATTCTTGAACATCCTGAACTCCCAAAAGTAACGGATAGTTATAAGAGAGCGGTTACCGCTGTTATCTTGGAAAACCAAGAAAGAGCAATTAAAGAAGATAGAGCATTTATGTCTGAGTCTGCTCCGCAGAACTCTACAGATGCTTCTTACGTTCAAAACTGGGATCCAATTATGATCTCTTTAGTAAGAAGAGCAATGCCGAATCTAATCGCATATGATATTTGCGGTGTACAACCAATGACTGGTCCAACTGGACTAATCTTCGCTATGAGAGCAAAATATTCTTCTCAAGCTGCGTCTGCTGAAGCATTATTCGATGCTGCTGACACAGACTTCTCAGGAAGAAACAAAGCTGGTTCTTCAACAGGTGGTTTTTCAACTACTGCTGATTCAGGAACTAACCCAGGTTTATTACTTGACAGCCCTGCTGGCACGTACACAACTGGTACTGGAATGTCAACTGCTGCTGCTGAAGCACTAGGTGACGCTTCTGGAAATAGCTTTGCTGAAATGGCATTTTCAATCGAGAAATCGACTGTAACTGCTAAATCAAGAGCTCTAAAAGCTGAATATACTATGGAATTAGCACAAGATCTTAAAGCTATCCATGGTTTAGATGCTGAGACAGAACTTGCGAATATTTTATCTGCTGAAATCCTTGCGGAAATCAATAGAGAAATCGTAAGAACTATCTACATCAATTCAGAAATTGGTGCTCAAACTGGTAACGTTACAAACGCTGGAATTTTCGATTTAGACACTGACTCTAATGGTCGTTGGTCTGTTGAAAGATTCAAAGGTTTAATGTTCCAAGTTGAAAGAGAAGCAAACTCAATCGCACAAAGAACACGTAGAGGAAAAGGTAACATCTTGATCACTTCAAGTGATGTTGCTTCTGCTTTACAAATGGCTGGTGTATTAGATTACGCTCCTGCGTTAAACAACAATTTAAATGTTGATGACACAGGTAACACATTTGCTGGTATTTTAAATGGTAGATATAAAGTTTATATCGATCCATATTCAGCAAACTCAACAGCTAAACAATACTTTGTAGTTGGATATAAAGGTTCATCTCAGTATGATGCCGGTATATTCTATTGCCCATACGTTCCACTTCAAATGGTGAGAGCTGTTGGTCAAGACACTTTCCAACCGAAAATCGGATTTAAAACTCGATACGGAATCCAAGCTAACCCATTTGCTGAAGCAGGTGCTTCAACTCAAAATGCGGTTATCAATGGTGCTGGTAGTGCCGACGCAAACAGATACTACAGAAAAGTTCAAGTAGCTAACTTAATGTAATCTACTTGTTACTTCTTAGTAACACAATTAAAAGGGAGAGCCTAAAAACTCTCCCTTTTTTTTTGGTTTAAATTCA